CATTTGAAGACACTGTTCAATTACAATATAAAAAAGATTTACCTGATGAAGGTAATCCAAATCCAAAAGCAGAGTTTACCACATCAGAGTCAGGCCCGGTTGGCAGACAAACAGGTCCAGATGATTATGATATAGATGTAGATGAGGTTGGTGGTACAAGTATTAAAGATTTAGATTCTGATGTATCGAAACTAAAAGAATATGCAACAGGTCAAAAATTAACTATGAAAGAAATAGTTGATTCAATGAAAAGAAAAGAAAAAGCTAAAAAAATAACAACAGATGGAGAAGCACAATCAGATGCTATAATTAGAAGACAAGGTGATTATGATCCAAGTGACTATGATGATTATGCATCAGGTGGACGTGCAGGATTTAAAATAGGTTCAGGTAAAAAAATTATACAAAAAATAACTAAACCTAAAAAGACTTTAAAAAGTATTGAAGAAACTGGCACGATAAATATGTCAGATGAAGGTATAGCATCAGAGTTTGAAAGATTTATGAAAGAAACTGATCCAGACGGATATGCTAAAATACAAAAAATCGTAGATGATATTAATCAAAAAATAGAATTAAGAAATGCTAAGAAAGACAAAGGTCGTAAAGAAAATGCATCTGGCGGTGTTGCTTACATGTTAGGTGAATAATGAATTTATTTAATAGAATTAAATTTGCTGCTGCAGTATTTGATAAAAATCCAGAGGTACAAAAACTTTACAAATCAGGTCAACTAAAACTTGCATCTGAAATAGACCAACCAGCCAAAAGACCAGACGTTGAAACAACGGAAGCTATCAATGCTTTTATGAAACGTAATCCTGTAGAGAAAGCTGATGGTGGACGAATACCTTTAAGTGCAGGTAGTCCAACAAAAAAAGAATTACAAATAGCTGAACAAGTTCATGGCAATAAGCCAGAATACAAAGGTAAAAAAGGTATTGAACTTTGGAGATCTTTAAAACAATTTCAAAGATCAAACATTGTACAAAAACTTACTACGGGTGGTTATGGTGGAGTTCCTGGTGGCAAGCTTAAAAAAAATATGTTGAGTAAAGATGATTTTATTACATTAGTAAATGAAAACACAGATAAAACATTTAATGAAGTTGTTGATTTACTTAAAAAATTTAAGACCAAAGATGGAAAAAAATTTACTAAAAATATAATTGCAGACAGATTAAGATCATACGGACTTTCTGGTTCTTTTCAAAAAGAACCTGCAAAAGGTAGAAGTGAAGAATCTAAAGCAAAAAGACGTGAGGCACAAAAAGCTAGATATTATGATATGAAATCCACCGAAGAAGGTAGAGCTAAAATTAAAGAACAAAGAGTAAAAGCTAAAGCAAAAGAATATCAACTTAAAGGCATGGATCCACCAGCTACAAAAGCAGAGGAAGCTCTTTGGAAAGATATTGTTAAAACTGCAAAAGAAAATCCTGGAGATGGTAGATTTAGTATTGCATCAGGTTATGAAAAATCTATGAACTCTAAAAATTTTTATAGTAACAAAATAAAAATTAGAGATAACAGAACTGGTAAAACATTTACTTTTAACACGTTTAAAAATTATATTAATAGAAACGCTGCATCTTTTAACATTAGAAATTTTAATGAAGTAATAAAGCCATATAGACAAAAATTTTTTATTAATGATTCGGGTTTAAGAAATGTTATTAATGAAGCATTAATACCAGGATACAATACTGGTATGAGTTCAAATGCATTTACTATTCAACATGATTTTGGTAGACACAATAATCCTTTAAAAGTAAGTTTAGCTTTTTATGATGATAACGTAAAAGAATTTAAAATTAGAACTGATTTTGAAAACTCTTGGGCAAAAGCATCTAATTCAAAAACACCACTAAAAAATAAAAAGAAAGCATTTAATGTTTTTAAAAAAGATTTAGAAAAACTAAACATACAGTCTTCACCATCAATGGTAACAAGAGATAGATTTTTTGGTAAAGAATTAGATTTAACAAGTGCTGTTAAAAAAGCAAAAGAAGCTGGCGCTGTAATTCCAAAAGGAACATTTAAAAAAATTGCAGAATTAGACAAAGAATTAATAGCAGCTATTGGTTGTGATCCTAAAGCTAGTGGTGGACGTGTTGGATATAACGAAGGAGAAATTTGTTTTAGAAAAGGTGTTGATGCAATAAACAATAATAAAATTAAAACACAAGCACAAGCTAAAAACTTTGAAAAATTATTAAAGGTAGGAAGAAATATTACAAAATATGGAATCATACCAGAAGCACTATTTGTAACTGGTGAATCATTAATTAGAATAGGTCTAGGTGATAATCCAAAAGAAGCTTTACTACGAGCATCAGAATATCTTTTACCTGGAGATCAAACAAAAATTGCTGATAGGTCTATGTACACAAGATTGTTAAATGAAAATGCTGCAAATATTTTAGAAAAAGTTAACACTTACAAAAATGCACAGAACAAATTAGAAAATATAAAACAACAAAAAGAAAATGCATCTAATCTTACTACAACAAGTGATTTAGATTATTTTACACAAACTCAAAAAGACGTAGACAAATATTATAATCCTTTAATTAAAAAACAAGAAGCAGAAATAGAAAAATTTAAAAGACCAAGTGCAGAAATGATTTATGCTAGCAGAATGCAAGACGAAGCTACAGATATTAGAACCGCTAACAATGCAATAACCAAATTAAAAAAATTATCTAAAGATATGGAAATGGATGATGAATTTTCTAATATTGAACAATTAAAGGCTCCATCAATTAAAATTGATACTACTCTGTTTCCTAATTATAAAGAAGCTATGTCTTCTGACAAAGCTAGAAATGAACTACAGTTTATGAGTTTTCCAGATAAAGCTATTAAAGAATTTGCAAACGAAAATAATATGAATGCTGAGGAATTGCTTTTAACAAAAGATGTTCTTAAACAAATTTATAGCATTGACAACGCGGCTAACGTATTTGGTCCAGAACAAGTTTATGGGACAACAGGAACAGTAGGGACACCAGTAAATTTTGATATGTCTAATTTAACAGAACCCACATCTTCAAGATATGAAAATTTTAGTCCTAGATTTAATACATATAACCCAATGGCCGGAGGTGGTATTGCAGGATTATCGGGTGGTGATAAATCAGGCCCAGCACCAGAGTCAGGACCACAATCACAAGGGTTGCAAGGTCTCATGAATCGTGTTAAGAATAGATAGGAGTATAAATGGCAGATATAGATAAAGGACTCCCTAATACACGTACTAAAGTTGAACTTCCTAATGAGGAAGAAATGGATGTTAGTGTACAAGAGGAAGTTTCAGATAAAGGACCAGTAGAAGTTACACCAGAAGAAGACGGTGGTGCAACGATTGACTTTGAACCGGGAGCTATTAACATACCGGGAACAGAATCACACTTTGATAACCTAGCAGATATTTTACCAGACGATGTTTTATCACCTATTGGTAGTGACATGGTTGCTAACTATTTAGATTACAAAGCATCAAGAAAAGAGTGGGAACAATCATACACAAACGGTTTAGATCTTTTAGGATTTAAATATGAAAATAGATCAGAGCCATTTCAAGGTGCTTCAGGTGCAACACACCCAGTATTAGCAGAAGCAGTCACACAGTTTCAAGCGCAAGCATACAAAGAATTATTACCAGCTGACGGACCAGTAAGAACACAAGTCATCGGAGCTAAAACGCCAGCAACAGAACAACAATCACAACGTGTAAAAGATTTTATGAATTATTTAATTATGGATCAGATGAAAGAATACGAACCTGAGTTCGATTCAATGTTATTTCATTTACCATTAGCAGGATCTACATTTAAAAAAGTTTACTACGATACAAACATGGGAAGAGTTGTATCTAAATTTGTACCTGCAGATGAATTAGTTGTACCATACACAGCAACAAGTTTGGATGATGCGGAAGCCGTAATACATACTGTAAAAATCTCTGAAAACGAATTAAGAAAACAACAAGTCAGTGGTTTTTACAGAGATGTAGAATTAGGACCTCCAGGTGTTGCAACAAATAATGAATTAGAAAAAAAAGAACGTGAACTAGAAGGAACAAAAAGATCTGGTAAACAAGAACCAGTTTATACTTTGTTAGAGTGTCATGTTAATTTAGACTTAGAAGGTTTTGAAGAAGTCGGTGCAGATGGACAACCGACAGGAATAAAATTGCCCTACATAGTAACTGTAGAAGAAGGCAGCCGATTAGTTCTCTCTATACGGAGAAACTATGCGCCCGATGAGCCAAAGAAAAGTAAGATCCAATACTTCGTCCACTTCAAATTTCTGCCAGGACTAGGATTTTACGGATTTGGACTCATTCATATGATTGGCGGATTGAGCAGAACGGCAACGTCTGCTCTCCGTCAATTATTAGACGCTGGTACGTTAGCAAACTTACCTGCAGGATTTAAACAAAGAGGTGTTAGAGTTAGAGATGAAGCATCACCAATACAACCAGGTGAATTTAAAGATGTAGATGCACCAGGTGGTAATTTAAGAGAAGCTTTCTTTCCATTACCGTATAAAGAACCATCACCAACATTATTACAATTATTAGGAGTTGTTGTACAAGCAGGTCAAAGATTTGCTGCAATAGCTGATATGCAAGTTGGTGACACAAAACAAAATGCAGCTGTAGGAACTACGATTGCATTACTAGAACGTGGATCAAGAGTTATGTCTGCAATACACAAAAGATTGTATGCAGCTATGAAACAAGAATTTAAATTATTATCAAAAGTTATTTCACAATACTTACCACCAGAATATCCTTACGATGTAATTGGTGGTGCAAGAACAATTAAACAAGCTGACTTTGATGACAGAATAGATGTAGTACCAGTTGCTGATCCAAATATATTTTCTATGTCGCAAAGAATTACACTTGCACAAACACAATTACAACTTGCAACATCACAACCACAAATTCATAACTTGTATCAAGTATACAGAAGTATGTATGAAGCAATCGGTGTAAAAAATATTGATGCAGTATTACCACCACCTCCGCCAAATGCACCAAAAGATCCTTCATTAGAACACATTGATGCAATGGCAATGAAACCTTTCCAAGCTTTTCCTGGTCAAGACCACCAAGCACACATAACTGCACACTTAAATTTTATGTCAACAAACATGGTAAGAAACAATCCACCAATTATGGCTGCAATACAAAAAAATATTTTAGAACATATAAGTTTGATGGCACAAGAACAGATACAATTAGAGTTTAGAGAGCAGTTAATGCAGATGCAAGCGATGCAACAAACTGCAGCACAGAATCCAATGGCTGCACAACAGCTACAACAGATGACTCAACAGATAGAAGCACGAAAAGCAGTGTTAATTTCTGAAATGACAGAAGATTTTATGAAGGAAGAAAAGAAAATTACATCACAATTTGATCATGACCCTCTTCTAAAACTAAAATCACGTGAAGTTGACTTACGTGCAATGGAAAATCAACGTAAAAAAGACCAAGATCAAGCAAGAAACGACTTAGACAAGGCAAAATTAGTCCAAGGTAAAGAAATTGCTGAAGATAAAATGGATCAAAACGAAGATTTAGCTGAATTAAGAGCTGAAACATCGATTGAAAAGACAATTTTGCAAAAAGCTATGCCTGATATTGGTAAAGAAAAAGTTGACGTTGATATAATTAAACAATAAAAAGGACAAACTATGATAAACTATAAAAAATCGAAGGAAATCAGCATTCCAGAACAAAATTTGGAAGTTGATCCTAGATCAAAGACTACATCTAATGGTTCTTTCAACTATATTCCTACTGGAGACAAGGAAAAAGTAAGAGGAACTAAAAAGATGTTAGCTGAAAAGAAAAAAGAAGCTACTTGGTACTAAATTATGTGGTTATCGGCAATTAAACTAGCCGTTTCTGCTGGAAGTAAAATTTATGCTAACAAGCAGAAGACGAAAATGGCAATGTCAGAGGCACAACTCTTACATGCTGATCGTATGGCTCGTGGTGAGGAACAATACCAAGGAAAACTGTTAGAGGCCCGTCAATCAGACTGGAAGGACGAGGCAGTTTTGATAATTCTCAGTTTGCCCGTGTTGGTGCTTGCATATGCAGTCATATCGGATGACCCAACAGCAATGGACAAGGTAAAATTGTTCTTCGAGATGTTTTCGCAGCTTCCGTCATGGTTTACAAACCTTTGGATCCTTGTCGTGGCGAGTATTTATGGTATAAAGGGTACACAAATTTTTAGAAATGGAGGAAAAAAATAATGGGTATTTTAAGTTACGGATATAAAGCAAGAAACGCAGGCAAAGCAATTAAGTCTGTTCCTATCGCTAAAAATTTAACTAAAAAAAGAAAAGATACTGACGAAGCTCTTAAAAGCTTACAAAGTTATAAAGATTTTGATACAAAATTAACTGGTGGTAAAAACGTAAACAAGTATAAAAAAATTACTAGTGATCATATTAAAAACGTTTCTGCTATTAATCAAAAGTACGAAAAAAAAACAAAAGATATTAAAGCTGCTAGAAAAAGAGATGAGAAAAAAGTAATTGGCGCTGGAGCTGCAACTGCAGTAGGTGCAACAGTAGCACATGGTGCTGCTAAAAAGAAATTTCCTAAATACAAAGAATTTGCAGAATCTGATATAACTATCAAAGATGGTAAACTTAAACTAAAGAAAAAGGAGAAATAAAATGCCAGGAAAAGCAATAAGTAAAAGTAAACAAAAAGGTTTAGCTAAATTAGCTAAATCAGCACCTGAAGTAGCAAAAAGAATGGGTTACAACCCAAATAGAATGGTTGCTAAAAAAGGTGGAAAAGCAAAAAAAGGAAAAAAATAATGGCTAAACTTTGTCCAAGAGGAAAAGCAGCAGCAAAAAGAAAATTTAAAGTATACCCATCAGCGTATGCTAATATGTATGCTTCTGCAGTTTGCTCTGGAAAAGTTACACCCGGTGGTAAAAAAAATCGTAAGAAAAAAGCTTTCGGTGGAACATCACAAGATGACAAAAGAGATGTTAGAAAAGTAGAACACATGGTTGGTAAAAACAGAAGTTCTAAAAGAGAAGAAGGTAGAAAAAAAGCTATGGGCGGTGGAATGATGAGTCAACCTCGTGCTATGTATAAAAGTGGTGGTAGAGGATGTAAGTTAGCAATGAAAGGTAAAGGCAAAGCTTACGGAAAGAATTCGTAATGAGAGCTTACTACTCAAAAGGA